CATCAGCTTTTACATAATGCCCATTACCTGTATAATCTATAGACAACTCTAATAGTTTTCTAAGCTCTGGTACATCTGGTAATAAGCTTCATGAGCTATCTCATAATGGTAGTTCGTATGTAGCTTGTCATTCTACCAAGTCCATTCCAACGTAAGCGTCGAAATAGTTATCCATAATAAAAGTTGCTATCTTGTTTTCTATTTCATGATAGCGTCTATTAAACCATACTAATGCAACATTTGCATCCAAGTCTGTTGCATTCCTTGCATTATCATTCATCCAATCTGATATATAACTTGCTATTGTTTTTGCAGCCATTGTATTTTTTTAATGTAAAAGTTTTTCTTTTATGATGCAGTTGCACGCCCGAACAACCACATCATAAAAGGGGGTACAAATTGTACCCCTCTAATACTACCAAGTGTATGATAGACTTGAAGCTGATTCAATTCTAACCAAAGCATCTTGTTGTAAGATGATTGCGTTGAATGCAACTTTAGCTCATACATATCTTCTTTGTGCCAATGGGTCTGATTTAGAAGCACCATCACCAACCATGTAACTTCTTAATCCTTGTAAATCAGCTACTCAGTAAGCACCTTTTCACATTACGTATGTAGGATATACAGTAACTGTAGAAGAGAATGTTTGAATGTAAGAAGATGTAACAACTCTTACGTTGAAGATTTTTCCAACTTCTCCATTTACTATCAAAGCTCTTCCAGATTCTGTATACTTAGATAAATCTAAGAAAGCACCTGTTGCTGTTCCTGTTTGTAAATCAAACAAAACATTTGGATGCATAACTGCGATATATCCATCTCCAAATACTGGTGCAGCTTTTGTAGACAAGAATGCGTTAGCTTTAGCTAAGTCTGTTGTTGTTAACAAATCAGTAGCAGCGATTGTTGCTCTTGTTGTTGCAGAACCAGCGTAGATAACGTTTGTTCCTAATGCAAGAACTCCTTGAATAACTTCATCTATAATCCTTGCCATGTTTGCTCAGATAACTTTAGCAGCATTAGCTACCATAGGAACTGGAGAAACATCTTCAAGAATGTCAGATATGATAGCATACATTCCATATTGATTAGCTGTTAAGCTAATTGTTGTGAAGTTGATAGCTACATCATCTGGTGTAACTCATTCTGTAAGAGTTGCATTAGTAGGTGTAACTGTTAATTTGTTACATCTTGTCCAAGCCAATGTGTTGTAACCTGCAGGTCGTGCTGGTTTTTCTCACATGTCGTAGAACCTTAGGTTAGGTTCAAAGTTTTCCAATACTGTTCTATCCAACCATGTTTGTAATAATTGTCAGCTAAGGTTAACGTTAGCTGTGGTTGTGTCGTTTGTTGTTGTTTGTAAGTTATTACTCCATATTGCCATTTTCTATAATTGGTAAGTTTTAAAAGAGAATGTATTAAAGCAATCCCTTTTCTTCTATTATCTTTTGCAATTTATCTAAAGGCATTTTCTTTGGGTCTATTTCTTTTTGTTCGTCCTTTCAGTCATAAGACTTTCATGGGATTGAATAGTTTCCACTTAGTTTGTTTTTAGTCTGCTCATCTAATAGTCTTGTAGGGTCTATCTTGCTTAATACTAAGTATCTGATGTCTTCAATGTCTAAGTCTTTGTGTGCGTTTGCATACGAAGTTATCTCATCTCTAACATCATTGAGGTCTGGATTATCAATAAAGAACTTAGCTAATTCTGTTTCCCTAGTATTACTGATTGCTCTGTTAGAGTTGTTTAACTCTCTCTCAATCATCTTACTATTGAACGATGCATCTTGTATAGCTTCCTCCTTTTTCTCTAAATCTACCTCACCCTCTGAGTTTTTAAACTCTGAGTCCAATTCTCATGAACGAAGCTTCCTAATAAGTTCCTTAGCCTCAGCCAATTCAGAATTTAATCTGTCATTGTCTTGTCTAAGTTCACTCCTTTGATGTAAAAGTTTCTTAATGGATTCTGGTGTTTTCTTTTCTTTGTCTTCTGGTTTCTGCTCTTCTTGTTTAGGTTCTTCCTTTGGCTCATTACTATCCGTTGTTTCAGGCTCTTCATTTACCTTAGGCTCTTCCTTTTGTTCAGCTGGTTGTTGAGCAGGATTCTCTGTATCCATCTGACTAGTTGGAATACCAGATACCATTTTCTCTAGTTCATCTAAAGGCATTGTGTTTAACTGTTCTTGTGTAAGTTCGGTCATTTTGAATTGATTATAGATAAATGTGTCTTCTCAGACGTGCAATTTTATTATGTGGAATTGCAATCCACTTAGATTAGCCGTCGCTAACCGTTATATAGATGGCATGGAGACCGACCACCACACCATCTGTATATCAGCTAACTCATATCTTTAATAATCTTATCAACTGTATATGCAAGCTCATCATTAACTTGTTCACTCTCTACTATCTTACTTAACTCTGCTGGTAAGTTTAATAGTGAATCATATACTTCTCTCATCTTTATGAGAACCACCGCACCATTCGTAGGCTTCTCTATGTAACCTGTAGTCGAATGGTACAGATGTCTCTCTACTATATCTTTGTTAAGTTGGAGATATTCTTGAAGCACTGGTCGGTATTTGCTTCTTGTGAGTTCGTATAGTTTTTTATCCAGCTCTTGCATTCTTTATTTTAAGGTCTAAAACTTTCATTTGAGCCTCATATAATTCTAACTTCTCTTTATCTGTTTCGCTGTCCATCATCTTTTGTAGATTCTGTTTAGCTTGTTCTAACATGTGTCACTCCTCTTTCTTTACAGCTTCCTCAGGTAAGTCAACAACGGTTGTTGTGCTGGGTAACACTGCATCAGGAATGTCTTTACCGTTAAGACCTGTGTTATCTCAGTTGTTATGCTTAGCATATTCTTTATAAGCTAATGCTACATCTCATTCACGTAGAATGTTGAACTTGTCTTCTGGTATTCAGTATTTATTCATTAGGAACTCTTTATCATTCCTTGCTAGTTCCCACATACTAATACCATAGAATTCACATATTAGTTTCCTAACAACTTGCATTATCTCTTCTGTGTTAAAGACCCCTTTCTCCCTTAGGAGTTCTGCTGTTATGTCTGTCGGTCTTATTCACCATTGCATAGCTGAGGCTTTTATCCTCTGCCTCAAATCCTTTTCTTTTAGTACAGCTTTTGCGCTGTCTGTTCCTATTGCTCATGCATCCATGTCGGTCTAATTAATAATTAAAGTCCTGCTTTCTTATTATAATAATTGATGATTGTTTTCTTTTCAGATTCGTTTAGTTCATCTAATCTATTATTAGCTACATCAGCAGGTGTTACTCAATACTTATTAAGTATAGCTCTTACTTCATCATCTGAATCGTAAATATCAAATGCTACATCTTTAGCTATAGCTTTTTTGTGAGATTCTGCCCATTCATCTAATACGGCTTTCTCTTGTGCGCTTATCCCGTATTTTGATAAATCGTTTTCTGAATCAATTATTTCACTATCCATGATTCAGTAGAACTCACAAATTTTTTCTTTAGACGATACTACCTGAGGTTTCTCTTCGTTTACAGGTGTATCTTTTATTTCTACCTCAACATCTTTTACAGGTCTAGCCTTTTTTACTTTTACCATTATTTATTGATTAGTGATAAAACTAATTTTAATCATTCAACAGAAGCTTCTTGCTCTGCCTTTGATTTAATGTTTGCTCATCTTAGTTCGTTAAGCTCTGTCCAATGAGTTGTGTATTGTGTCTTAACAATCTCTGCTTGTTTCTCATCGTGGTCAGCTCTTTCTAAGAAGTCATCATTCTTTGCTAACTCTTCATCTGGGTCTTTGTATCCGTTGTCTGTAAACCATTTTTTAGCTGCTTCAATTAATCACTCATTAGTCTTCATGATTACTGTGTGTGCGATATAGTTCTTAGTGTACGCACCATGTAATTCCTCCAAAGCCTTTTGGCTTAATAAGTCTTTTACTTCATCCATTGTATCGGTCTATTAATTATTAAAAGGGCTGAGTTTTTAGTTGATTATCTTTTTGTATCATATTATTAGTAACTCAGTTCATGATTCATTGGTTTCCTGCTTGTCATGGCATTCATCATATTCACATAGCCATCATATCTCTTTGCTGTTGTCAGCTTTCTATATAAGCTATCTTTCTCATTTCAATAGCTGCTCTTGTTGCTGGAGTGTTTAATGCACTCTGATATATAGTAAGATATGTATAGTGGTCTTCATCCATGCTTCATATCTTAACAGGAATATTATTATTAAGTAAGATTACTTGTTCCTTAGCATCCAATTCAGCAGGTGTGTACTGACATCACTCTTCTATCTCAGATTGACTCATTCAGATTAAAGCCATATACTTTCTCTTCATGAACCTTTTCTCTGCTGGACTTGCTGTTTGGTCTGCCATAATCATAGCGTATAACTGAACGAACTTATCTAAGTCTGCTCTGTTCTGGCTATCTAAGTCTCACTTATTTATAATCTGTATTCTTGGGTCATTACCTCAGATAATGTTCTTTCTTGTGAATACATCTCATGCTGGACTTATTCATCTTGTAAGTTCTACATACTTCTCATCATTAACTGAAAAGAAATGTTTATAGAACATATACCGTAATGTCCAGAATGTCTTCTCTCACCAAGCATTTATCTTATTACCTAATACCTTATTAACATTAGCATTCTCTTGTGCAATAGTAGCTTCAGATGCTGTTGTCATGTTAGGGTCTCATACTCATTGTGTAAGTTTAGAGATACCTGTATCTGATTCTGCTTGATTAGCTAATTGTGTTTGGAAGTTATATACGTCTGGGCTTAGTCCTTTCTCTGGCTCAATGAATATTGAGTTTGCTATGTTCTGACCATTACCATCAACTGGTATATATTGTGGTCAAACAACTCCTTGACTAAGTATCTTCTTAGACTTTGTATATATGTTTCTATCCAAGAACACTCTTCATCCTAATGCTTGTTTAATGGCTTGTATCCTAATCAAGTTCATCATTAATGTTTGTAGCTTTTGTTTATCTTCTACTACATCGTATAGGTTGATTCCTCGTGGGTCTCAATCATGTGGTTCTCGATAGTTCAAAGCTACAGGGAATTTAACATTGCAATCTATTAACTTATCTCATTTCATAATAGGTTTAATGTATTTCATATCTAAGATACTATCCCTGTTAAACATTATTACTTGGATAGGCTTACCATTATACATTGTATAGTGTGTGTAGATTGTTACATCTTTCTCTACTGCTGTATTAGGATTAACATATCTAGGGTTTCACTTGTCTTGTAACTGTTGTTTCATTTGTGGAGTAAGCTTTGCTGTAACATCAACCTTTCTCCATTTACCTGCCTTTTGCATTTCCTTTACTGCATCTAAAGGAATTTTAGATTCGAATCACATGTAATCAAAGTTCTTTACATGTGTGTGTCCTCTAGGGTCTGGATACCATGATAGAGGGTCTACTACTTTATATGTAGGGTTTTTCTTTTCATCGTCCCATCCTGTAAGTACTCTTATTCAAACTCATTTAAGGAATTTGTTCTTTTGATTTACATAGTCCTCAACTTCCATATCTAAGTTATCATAATCATATTCACAAACTGATTGGAAGTTTCTAGCTTCTATAAAATGATACAGGTCTCTACTTGTCCATTTAACCTGTAACTTGTCTTGGTAATATAAAGCTAGTAATGAGTTTGTAAGACTTCTTATAAGATTGACCTTAACCTTTTCATCCTCTGCTACAGTTTGGTATAGCCAAGACCTTTCTCTGAATTGATTCCTTTTTTGAGTAGTTGCCGCTTCTGATGCTGCAAATTCTGTCAGCACCTGAGTCTTCACTTTCTCATAATCATTTCTTGTAAAGTCTTCCATGATGTGTTTTAGAAATAAATATTAGCTAATATTAAACACTAGTACACCTGTGATATAATAGTTTATTTTGCAAAATCAAGAGAAAGTTAAAAATTCCTCTTGATTTTAAATTTCTATTTATTATATTGTCATCGAGTGAATAAATGATGGGTCTGATAGCAACAAGCAGTCAGCATTATTTATTTGTGATAGTCAGTTTTGAGAGTCTGTACTATCAGGCGGGGGCGATGGGCGACGGTGGTGTTTATATCCCCAGCACAGTACGTAATGTGTGCCAACTCTAACTCTAATAATACGGTAGGAATGCTAAAGACGTTTAGCAACTGTTTTGCAGTAATTGCAAAATAAGTTTAAAAATTTATACCATATTATGAGAGTTTTGAGGGGCAAAAGCTTCCAAGCTCAAGTGGTATTCATATCTTTGATATGGTAAATTACATATCAAGGGTGAGTTATGATTAGCAATCCTACTATATTAGAAATCATTGGAAAGCCGCATACGTACTGCGGTTTTTCTTTTTATATTTTAAAATATAATTATGTATAAGGTAATAGAAAGAAATTGATTCACATATTGAATATGTGATGACTGATGTTTGTTAAATCTAATATATTACAAAGAGTTTCATTGATGTTGATATGCTAAATGATTTTTACCTGAATATAAAAACACCACTCAATGAGATTGGTGGTGTGTTGTTTTAGATAAAACAAGTAAAGAGCTTAGAGAAAAAATCAGGAGAACCGTGGAACTTTCTTATAAGCAAAGATTGTTTTAACAAAAAAAGACAACACTAATTGGGGTCGTCTTTTCTTGGAACAATGATACAATATCGTATCACGGTGCTATCAATATATTTATTAGTATTTTAATTGCAAGTCTATTTAAGAATATAATCTATTATTAACTATTATACCCTCATCATCTCAACTGACAAGAGGTTCATTGTCAAAAAAGTATTCTGTACAGGTCCTAAAGTGACTATTCTCATCATGTACAGGCTGTCTTTGCTCTGTAGTAAGTTCTCTATTCTCTGATTTCTGTGGATAATGTGACTGTATAATACTTTGTTCCCATTCATAATTGTCTTTATCATAGAACAATCTGTTCATACCTAATTGTGTTTTGGTTATCCTTTCTCTCAATGTACTCTTCCTATTAGTTGTTAAGTTGATTCACATTTCGCTTAACGCTTTCCTTATACTATCATCTGATACCACTGTCCTACTATCACTATTGTATGGGTCTCAAAAATGGTCATGGAATCTAACTAACTGCATAAACTTCATAATCTTAAAGTCTCTCTCATCATATACCCAACTATTACCTGCATAAGGTTTTCCTAACACCAGACCTGCGAAATCTTTAATGTTCCAATTAACTCTTCTAAAAGATTTAATCAAATATACATTACCTGTCTGGAAATCTTTTTGTCGTAAACAGAACGCTATACTATCTCTACCAAAGTCTCGGCTTCAATAGGTATGTCTGCTTACATCATATACGTATGTTCCTTTTGTTGCCATCTGTAAGAATAATGGATAAACTGCATTTACTACACTTGTCTCATAACTAATATCTACCTCCTGTGCTAAGTCTGTGGCTGTTCTGGTCATCTTCTGAAACTCATACCATACATTAGTCTTTAATGGATGTAAGCGCCAAGGTAAACGTATTTTCTTATTTAGTAAATGTCTATATGCTTTATGATTAGTCATAACCTTTCAATATACATTACCTGTACCGTTAGGTGTTCCTCAGAATATCCTACACTCAGTTACGTCTTTTGTCTTTTGTAATGCTGTCTCATCTCTAGGTCGTAATGCGAACTCATCCATAAACACAACCTTACGTCTTCATCATGTTCAGAAATTTACTCATACATCTCAACTAATCTCTCAACATCATGGTGCTGATAAGTTCATATACTTATTTAATAGGTCTTTAGGTCTCATCTGTTTAGGCAATCTCTTTACCATATACCTTAGTCTTTCAAATGCTGAGTCCATATTACCTTGTGCGTCTACATAATCCTCTTTATAACTTCATAGTAACACAGACCATTCCTTAAATAAGAATCACCATAAAAAGATTCCTAGCATTACCCAAGACAAACCCATGTCCCTACTCTTCTCAATCCATACATCTACTCATACCTCTACACTTTCTACTATCTGTTTAATGAAATCATCTTGATAAGGATAAGTAATGAACGGTACATGTGGTGTTGCTAGTCTAGGATTGTATGTCCATAAAAACATATTAAAGAAAAAGATTGGGTCTTCCTTACATTTCCTTATAATCTCAACCCAACCCTCTGGACTTGTATATTTAAGTATCTCTAATCTCTTCTCCTTGTTATTCTCCTGTACCTTATATATATAGTCTTGTCTGTCTTTAACACTCTTGCTAACATTCTCTCTCCATTTGATAAGCTTCTGCTCAAAACTTAATCCATCAAAATTAAGGTCTTCCTCAGATAATGGGGTTTCCTCTATATCCATAATGTGTTTAAGTGTCAAAGCCTTTACCTCTGTTGTATCCATGTCGGTCTATATATATAGGTAAAGTTACTCCTCATTATAATAATCTACTAACATCTCATCTACACT